GTCTATTACTGGAGACTGTGTAGATAAATCAATAATTTGTATCACGTTTGTCTTCAATTTATTTCTTAGGATACAATTTTTATTTTGGAAAGAAAAGGTTGAAGATGTTATACTGTAATTGATATCATCAGCACCTTGAATTTCTACAGGGAAACGAACAATGTAATCTTGAGCAGTTCCTAGTTTTGAAGTAGTTGTCACTGAACGATCGTTATTTGTTACTGTTACTTGGGGTATTAGTCTTTGATGCATCTTCACTGCAGACTTAGAAGAAAGAACTGCTGAACTAACTTCATCAACTAATGATAACATATTTGACCGTCGAAAAGATTGTCCAAATTTTCCTACTGCCGAAGAGAAATACTGTTCTACTTCTGTTCTTACCAAATCTTGCACTGTGTTCAGAGATAAAGTTGCCAGAGAAGGATTAAATTCAAAGGAGAGATCGGTACTAATAAAGGTATTCGTAGGATCTTCAAACCTTAATTTAAATGAAACGATAGAAAGTTGATCTGATAACTCTTCAATATCTCTTTTAATAGAAGCAATTGTTTCTGCTTCAAGTCCTGCAATAAAATCAATTGAAACATAAACCGCACCAAATTCGGGTATTTGTGCATCTTCTCCGCCCCACGTTTTGATGTCATTAATATAATTAGAAAAATTACGTAGGATCAAAGAAGAATAATCGTTCGCTGTTACCATTCTGTTTTGAGAAGAATACTGAAATGGAGCGTTTTTACGGATTGATTCAATTGATTCTTTTTCAGAACCACCTGCAGAATTATTTACTGTGGTAACGTTTAAATCTATATTTACAGTTTCTGTAATATTATTAGTGAAAGAAAATTGTGTGTTTGGTGTAAACACGCTCGCATTATTTCCATCACTACCTGCAGAAGAAAGATATTCGACTACGATTTTATTTCCCGCAACAGGAGATTTACCTAATGTAGTTCCGTTACCAAAAGACAATTCAAAATTGCCATTGGGTGCTTCTTTTAAAACATAAAGCGTAGAAGAACTAGTAATGGCAGAAGCATCTAAAATGCTTTGGTAAGTTGTAAATGATGTAGAAGAAGATGTTTCATATACTTTAATTACCGCTGAAGTTAAGTCTAAAGTATTATCAGGAATTACAAAAACATCATTTTCTGTAGCGGGTCCGGCAATAAATGTTTTCGTCCTGCTAATTCCTTCTTTGATGTCAATATTTTCTATACCATCAGCAGTCTTAAAAAAGAATACATCAGAACCGTTATTGGTTGCACTTATTGGAGCAATAGTTTCGAACTTATAAACAACACCATCAATAGTGGTATTAAATACATGACCACTAGCGATTGTCAATTTCGAAGGCAAATTTGCTTCCCCCGATAGATTAACACTTAATTTGACTTTAGCAACCGCTGATTTCTTAGAATCTGGTATATAACCTATTCCTTCAGAAAGAGAAACCAAAGAACTTCTTAACTGCGCAGTGCCGATGAACGACTCGTTTAATGCGTAGTTTGCAATTAAAGCATTATAATGAGTATTATATGCCAGAACATCTAAAATATTAGATAGTCCAGACGCCTCAAAATTATAATCTGTAAACTCATCAGACGCTGCTAAAAAAGTTTTAAGATTGCCCTTAATCGACTCAAAGTCTAAACCAGTAGATTTTACTGTTGTTGCCATTAAACTAACCTCGAAACTGTTGTTTCATATGTGATTATTTGGTCTGTATTCAATATTTGAAATACTATTTTAACATCGATGGCATTATATATTTCAGATACTTCAACAGTAATTTTTCTAACACCCGCTCTGGGTTCATACTGCTGAACTGCATTTTTAATTCTTGATATTATCTCGCCGCCAGACTTTTCATCTGCCAATTCGAAAAGCATAGATCGAATATCTGCCCCAAAATCAGGTTTAAATGGTTTTTCAAACCTATTAGTGGAGATCAAAGTCTTAATTGCTTGTCTAACTGCAGCTGCTTCTGTTTTCTTGAAGATATCGCCAGTTGTTCTCTTGTTGAAATTTAGATCGATATCTTTATAGATTAAATCTCTTGTAACTACAATCGACGCGGCGTCTAGATTTCCGTCTTCTTGTGAAAATATTTTAGTAGCCATGAAAATCCGTCAATATGTTTGTGATATTCTATTCTTTTTATTTATAATCATTCAAGCACTTCTACTAATTCATTTGCTGATAAAAGTTCACCATTCATATCTGTTTGTATTTTTTGAGAGAAATTAATATCAAAACTCTCTGTACATTCAGGCATTGTCAATACTATTTGACAACTGATAGAACCATCAGGATCATACGTATCATAATCTAATACCAATTCATCAAACTGTGCATAATCTTTCCAAAAAACTGCAAGGTCAAAAGACTTTTCTATATCAATTTGCCCAGAAGGTGCCATTAATTGATAAACAATAGATTTACCTGTCATTTTATTCTTATTAATGCCGCTGGGTGATTCTGTTATTGCCGGAACGTAAATTCCCTCAGAAACGGTTAATCTATTTTGATTAAAATCTGAGTTCTTTTGCACCAACCTAATCGCTTCTGCTTGAAGATATAACTGCCTTGCAATTTTTTTAGTGTCTTCTGTTATTTGATCAAACTGGGTTCTTGATCCAGGAGCTCCTAAAAATTTAGCAATGGGTATTCCAGGTCCAACTTTTGTTGAAGATGTTATTGAATCGAAAAAATTAGGATTGTATGTTGGGTCAACAAGGTATATACTCATACTAAGAACCTCTTGCTTCTATTTTCAGGAGGGTTGTTGCCAAGAATCGTTTCGCCGAACCTTATCTTATTGCTATTAGAATTTGTTCTACCGATTTTTTTAGGTCGAGTATCTCTAAATTTATTTGATAGTCTACCTTCAGCAATGAGATTTCCCGTAAACTCACTATTGTTTCTATTCGATTTATCTCGCATTTTCGATCGTATTTCATGAATCGTAGGTATGTAATTAAACAAATCGCCATATTCATCAGTCTTAAGAATCTGTTTTTTCAACTTATCATCTTTATCTACTTCTACTTCTCTTATACCATAGTTACCAGTATATAAATGTGTTGTTACAACTGGCGCAATTGGCATTGGAGCGGTAGGAGGAATTGTAACATATGGCATAACCATCGGATAAATTTTTGGTATTTTCGGTTTAGATGGTCCTGTTGGTGCAGATCCTGCAGTTGTAGCAAACTCTGAAAAGGGAGTATAACCTGCTCTATTTGCATACAGTGAAGTTATTGATTCAGTTGCTTTACCTATTAATGAACCATAAAAAGTAGTACCACCCAATCCCGTTCCTCCAGGAGGACCAGAAAATGCTTTACCATAGTGGTCCATAAATTCGCCACCGATCGTACCTCGGAAACCCATAACACTAGCAGTAAATCCAGAAATATTAACTGTCAGTGCGCTCGCTGCCCACTCATTAACTGCAGTCGTTATTAGTTTATTGCCGGAAGTAAGTTCAACGTCACCCTCAACATAATTTCTCTGCTTACCTTTGATTAATTGATTGTTATCACCAAGAACAGTATTCGTATTCATGCCAAGGACTTTAACACCTTTATCACCTTTTACCGTTGTATTCTGGTTTTCAACAACTTCAACTGTGTGACTTCGATGGATACTTTCCGTCATATCACCAGAGGTTTTAACATTAATATTACCACCAACGTCTAAATTATAATCACCTGTTACTTTAATGTTCAGGTTGCCATTATAAACTAAATCTGCCTCGCCTTCAATAACAACTGTATTATCACCTCCAACGATATCGACTCGTTTATTCTTTGAGGCATATAACACACTACCGTCTGATCTAAACTCAACGCCAGCGCCGCTCTTATGTTTAATTAAGATTCGCTCACCACCTGGAGTATCGTCAATTTCTATTGAGTGACCGGATTGGGTTTCATTTACTTGATTATAAGGGAATTCTGATGGTTTTTGATCTGCCAACTCTACACTGACGTTATGATCCCCGCCGCCATTGTACAGTTTATTAATCCGCTCGCCTCTCGCTGCTTTGTTAATAGATGTACCGAAAAAATGATCGCGTGCAGGAAACTCACCAGTTGGATCTGCAAACCCTTCCCTTGGAACGCCTTCAGAAATTTCTCGACCTTCTCCAAGCGTGGTTAATCGTTTTGTTAAATTATCTACTTTATTTGTCATTCGGGTAATCTCTCAGCGATTAATTGTTTCCTAGTAAATGGCGGATTTGAAGTAGGATCTTTGAAAAGAGATTGTTTACCAAAAACATTTTTACAGTATTCAATAACTTCAAATCCTGGATCTTCTTCCTCTGGATCTATTTCATTATGCCCTAAAATTTGACCACCTGGATTAACTTCATAAAAAGCACGACAGAATTGTTCAAAAGTATTCATCTGACTTCTCGTTAATGACGTAGAAGACCTAAAATCAGTTGGATTTGGCGTTCCAGAAGGAGCATTGATACCACCAATAAAACATAATCCAATGCTATTAACATTATGCCCATTCGTGTCACAATGATCGCCCTGTTCGTCTACAGGACGTCCTCTCTGTAAAGATCCGTCTCTTTTTATAATGTAATGGTATCCAATTCCTTTCATACCTAATGTCAACTGTCTCTCGTTGATTTCTTCAGAACCTATGTTGGCATTGCTAAAAGTATCAGACCAATGGACAACGACCTCTGTTACTTCTCTCGTTGTTTTTCTTAACTCTGCTCGAAGCTCTTCTGTTGAAGATACAAAGGTAAAAATAAATCCCTTTGCGCCAACCCCATTTTTCCAAGTGTTGCCTGTTGCATCTATGACGAAGGGGTTTTCAAAAGCACTGTTGGCAGTGTCGATAATTTTACTACCCGATATCGTAGTATCTAAGTTTTCTAATGCATCTGTAATTAGTTTTCGTAATTCGGGTTTTTTCTTCGCTAGAATATCAATTGCTCTTGCTCTCTCAGAATCAGTCCCCTGAGATAATCTAAGAACATCATTTCTTTCTTTTTCTGACAATTCTATATTATTTTGTGATATAAAACTATCTAAACTTGTGCCATTGTTTTTTGAGGTTTCTACAATGCCTTGAAGAATACCAGTAGAAGTCGCGCCTCTAACAAATCCATTTAATTCTTTATCGAACTTGTCGGTTTCTGTTTTGATCAAAGACAAATCTTTTGTTAATGACTTAACTGATCCAAAAACCGTATCAGAACTATCTTCTGTTGTAACACCGCTAACAGATTTGAGAGAACTTTTAATAACATCTTGTGACAAACCGTTACTTGTATCACTAAGTGCGGTAGAAACATCGCTTGCAGATGTTGTTGCCTTTGTCTTAAAATCGTCAAACTTTGATTGCGAAATAGTATCAACAGAATCGGTCCAACCTAATGGTCCGTTAAACAGTCCGTCTTCTGCACTATCTGGGTTATACGTTCCGAGACCTGCGCCACCGCCAACCCCCGCAGTAGAATTTATCGTATTTATTAAACTTGTAGTATTATCTGTGGCAAGGGTCAACAAAGATTCTACGTTAGCAGCTGCTCCGATTTTTCCTGAGAGACCTTCCATAGTTGTTTTAAGTGAAGAAGGATCGGCAGCAGTTACTATATTTTGCAATGGGTCTGGTATAATGCCGCCGGTGTTTATACCAAGTCCTGTTATTAGACCAATGACGGACGAAATTGTTCCACCTATTCCAGCGTCTTCAGTGATTCCCTCCATAATACCGCTATCATTAAAATTAACAGTAACTTTCACTCCCATAGAAGAAGAAAGAGCACCGATAGATTTTTCCATTGCTTTATTTTTTAAATTATCTGCAATTGAACCAGTTTCACCAAGCAATGCTTCTTTAGGGTTTTCTTTAAAGGCATTCAAATTGTCCTGAGCGCCGCTCAATTTGCCTTGAGCATCAGATTTAAATGCGTTCGTTTTGTTTTCCGCTTCAGAGGTTACGCTTAAAAACCCTCCTTTGATTTCTCCTGCCTTTTTACCGAGTTCAGTTTTTTTCGCAGAAGTTTTACTTTTGAAAGCAGTCTTTGCTTGTTTTTCAACGTTTTCATATTTAACAGATTTATTTGCTGATTTTAATTTGTTGTCTATCTGTTCTTTCGTAGTACTCATCGTAAAACCTCTTCCTCAGCAATTATTGCAGTATCTTCAACAGAACTATTAGATATGTCAGTTCTTTTTAAATAATATTTTAAGAATATTTGGGCAGAACCATCAGACCCTTTAATTTTATTTGTACGGAGTAACTTAGAATTTGCTATAGTTTGTGTCGTTCTTAATTCAAACAACACATATTGTAATTGGATAGAAAAATGCTGATAAGAACCTTTTGGTTCAAACTGACCTGCAAACTTAATCAGGTTTCCGTATCTTGGACTATTAGATTTCCAAGAAGCGATACCTCTTCTATCTGAAGTATCATTTTCTTGAAATGAAACAAACTTAGAAGATTCTTGTAACCCAGCAACAATACCTGCCGCTTGCGGTATTGCATAACCATTGTCTATAAAAAACTTCATCGCCTGACTTCTTCTAAGAGCTTCGTTAACATCTTCTTTTTCTGCGGTATCGTTTTCGATTTCTGGTTCTTCTACATTCTGTTCACGTTTGTTTAATCGGGTTTTAAATACGCTCAACTCTTGTTCGTTTGAAAGTTTTGCCTGAACACCTGTTGGATATTCTATTTTAGAAACTGATCCCAAAATTATCGGCAGTTGAGAAAATTTAGCGTCAAGAAAGAATCCATATACCAAAGCACCAGGTAAGACCTGAGGAACCCTGCCGTGACCAGAAGATCCACCTTCAGTTAAAGGTATCATTACTTGTGCCCATGGAAGATCAGATTCTCCTATTTCTCCTGTTGACGGGTTGTGTATGCCATGAACACGAATACGAACTCTTCCCTCAAAACCAAAGGGAGGAGTAGAATTGATAACAGTAGCAACAAACCATCTGAAATCATCTCCATAATATTCTTGTGTTTGATTAAACATTGTTTATTACCGAACCATTATTATCAAGTTTTGTTAGATTTAAAGAAATATTATGCGTTGTTTCTTTAAATGTATGCCTTGCAGCATAGACCAGATATTTACCGGATTTTGCTTTATCGAGAATTTCATCTTGATCTGTACCTGCATCAGCACCTTTTGAGTTTAAGAAACTTAATTGTACAGTGTCGCCAACGCTGACTTTAGAATATGCAAAGGGTACTCCAGGAACATTAACATTAATCATATTGTTATATAAAAAGTTCCGAACTGCCATCACTCTTAGTTTCAGTTTGTTTTCTTCCTTATTAATTACATCATGATATCCATAAAAACTGCCATAAGTATTATTACTAGAAATTCTATGATAAGTCTTAGAATTAAAATTTTCTAGATTTTGGTCGTCAATAATCTGCCTTGGGTCAAACATTGTTTGTGTATTAGTTTCTAATATTCCCTCTTGCTCCATTTGTGTAACCAAATTACTAGCAGTATATTTTTCGAAAGAAACGCGACCAGTATTAATATCAATGTCATTAAATATAGATGCTACTGCACCATTTTGAATCATCTTAAGATTATCCCCAACGCCATTAAATTTTACTGCATTAATAATAAAATTTCTTTGACTAACAGGTAACGATTCGGCAGAAGATGAAACTGCAGAAGA